ATGTATCATCAGTTAGATAAAAATGGTTGGAAAATGTACAATCAGTTCTGGGATGAATATGTTGAAATGAAAAAGAAATTAGGTAAGAAAACAATGGAGTCACAAAAAGATTTGGTTGAACTTATCTTGTTAAGACAATTTATCGCAAAAGAAGCCATTCCATACACAATTGAAATGATTGAGAACGCTATTGAAATGGGGAGAAAAGTAATCGTATTTACTTCTTTCTCAGAAGAGTTAGAAATAATTTCTAATCATTTTGGTAAAATAGCTGTCAAACATAATGGCCCAATGTCATCTGCTAAAAAACAACATTCAGTTGACCAATTCCAAAACAATCCTAAGATAAAATTGTTTGTTGGGAATATAAAGAGTGCTGGTGTTGGTATTACACTTACAGAAGCAACCGTTGTTATATTCAACTCGTTTGATTGGGTACCAGGAAACAACGAACAAGCTGAAGACCGTGCGTATCGTATTGGACAAAACAATGATGTAAATGTTTATTATCAATTGTTTGAGGATACAATATCTACTAGAATGTGGGAAATGCTTAGAAATAAAAAAGATATAATTTCAACCATTATGGGTGAAAAAACAATGAGTGAAGATGAAATAACTGCTTTATTAGCAGAACAATTAATAGATTAAATATGGTAACAATTTATGGAATCAAAGATTGCCCTTACTGTTCAGAATTAAAGGAAATTCTAACAGCTGAAGGTGTTGAATTTAGGGATGTTGATATTAACCTTCCAGAGAACGAAGATGAGTTTAATAAGATAGTTGAAATATCAAATGCAGAGGAAGTACCCGTTGTTAAGGTAGGTCAACAATTGTTAGTACCAAACGTTTCTTTCAGAAGTATTCAAGAAGCTGCCGAGTTAACAAAGAAATTTTTAGCTTAATTCCATATTTTCTTATATTTATAAGAAAAAAGAATTATGTCAGTAAGTACAGATGAAAAAGAAAAATTGTTCCGTCAGTTTAGACATTCGGTAGGTGCGCCTATACGTCAAATTGAATTGACTGATGAACAATTATGTACTCTTCTAGAGATTTCAATAGAAGACTACGCTCAATATGTCCAAGAATGGTTAATTGAGCACCAATGGCAGTCCTTGTTGGGTCAAAATGTTGATACTTTAGATATGGCGTTTGCGCTTAGTGTTAGAAGTTTCGATTTCATGACTCAATATACCTATGCCTACTCAAAACAAGTTGGTTTACAAACAAACGGTCCATGGGAATTGAAAAAAGATTACGTTGAATTGGAAGCTGGTAGACAAGTTTACCAAATACCAGCTGGACGTGAAGTAAACGAAGTACTTTGGATTACACCACCAGCAACCAGTCAAGCTTTGTTAGCTAACTACGGTGGTATTGATTACGGTTTTGGTGGTGGTTTTGCACAAGTAGGTGGTGGTGTTGGTACTGGCGGGCCTGGTTTTGCTCGTTCTGGTTATTACATAGCACCAGCTTTTGATATTCTATTAACAGCTGCTGACATGAACTTGAAAAATAGAATCGTAAGAAGTGAATTGGTTTATAAAATAACTGCTGGACCTAACGGTACAAAATTGTTACATTTATTGAGTACGCCTGGTTCTAAAATGTCTTTTGGACAAGGCATCGGTGGTGTCGGTAGTTCAATAAATTTAACTGGTTGTCAAGTATGGTATTTTTACTATGACACAACAAATGGTGATGCTGACGCTTGTAGAAGAGATAACCCAGACATTATCAAATTACCCAACCAAGTTCCTTTGTCAAAATTAGATTACGCTGATTTTAATGAACCTACAAAAACTCTTGTTCGTCAATTATTTATTGCCGAAGCAAAAAGAGCGTTAGGTAGAACCAGAGGTAAATTCGGTGGTATAGTTGGTCCACCAGAAGCTGAAAGAACAATGGATTACGAAACACTTATCTCTGAAGGTAACGAAGAGAAAAAAGCTGTGTTAGAAAGACTTGATGCAAGACTTTTAAGACTATCATCCACATCACAATTAGAAAGAGGTGCAAAAGAAGCAACCGATTTGAATACGTCATTAAAATTTAGACCCATGGGGTTCTGGGTATATTAAAAATAAAAGGGGCTTTCGCCCCTTTTTTATTTATTAGAATCCCCATTCATCTTCTTCCTCTTTGGTTTCTTCCACCACTTCGTTTTGAATAACTATTGGTGTATAATCTTCTGGCATTTCACCGAAAGTATCATCGTACTCATCATCTAATAATAAATCTTCATCACTTCTGATAACATTACCATCTTCATCTTCTTCTAACTCATCATCATCTTCTTCACCTTCTGAATATACTCTTTTTTTCTTTTCAGCTGGTTTTTCTATAACAACTTTGTCAGCTTTTGCTTTCAGTAATTCTGATACAATATTTATATCGGTCTTAACAACATCTGTTGGTATAATTGATTCTGTATCACCAGTAAGAACCTTACATTCAGCCATATAATCTAACCATTGTTCATATCTATCGTCAGAGTTCTCGTTACCTATCATTTTATAGTATCTATCTCTTTCAACAGCTTCTTTTTCGTATTTGAAAATTTCAGAAACGTGACACAAAGGCTCATCCCATTTTCTAGATACCAACATACCACTTCCATCGATAGACATTCCACAAATCAAGAACACATCAACATGCAACTCACCAGTTGTTTTAACAGCGTTTAAATCTTTAACTTCTAAGTGCTTGAAGATATCCTCTAAAGTTTCTTTCTCATATTGTATCCCTTCAATCTTAGCGATTCTCATTCGTTCATGGTAATCGGCTCTAATAGTTTCCCATTCTTCTTGTTCCATATTGTTTGGAACTTTGTTAACCTTATCCCAGAATTTTATTTCTTTATCTTCCATACGCATTAATTCTTCGTATGAATCTTGGTCTGTTTCTTTGAATGGAATACCAGAAACCAATTCACATTCTGATTTTGTGAAGATGGTTCTTTCTCTTAATTTTTCAGTCGTCTTTTTTGTTAACTTATCTTTTACCTTTTCAATATCTAACAAAATTTTGCTTCTAACATCTGAATTAAAACAAACAAGAAGTGGTTTAACTTTTTTGTTGAAAGCATCCAAATAACGAGCAACGTTATATTCATCAGTAAACAAAGCATTTTCTATTTCGTTTATTCTAGCTGATACGGTGTTGTAATCTTCAGAATCTTTTTGTCCGTTCTCTTCAATAACTTTTAAAGCTTTTTTAAGGACTTCCAACTCTTTGATGTTTTCAAAATCTTTTTCAACGGTTTCTGGGTCAATCAATTTACAGTTTAATTCTACAATTTTTTCAACCGTAGGTAAACAACCGTTAGCTGCAAAGTAAGCATCTTTTTCTTTCTTTGTCATTTTATTTTTCTCGGTAGTTTTTAAATCACCATGAGATTTTGCTGAACCAGTGTTGATGTAATATAAAACATCACCTAACGTAATATCTAACCCCTCTTTTAAAGCCAACTCCATATGCGCTTGTTTAGGCATCGGGTTACCAGCTTTGTTTTTCATAGTACCCTTTTTCTTGTACTCAGCCATTGTTGCTTTAACTTTGGCTTTTGAAGCTATTTTAACGAGTGGAATTTGATAGTTGTAAATCTTATCAACATACTCATAATAGAAATTGATAAACGAATAACCATCACCATCTAACAACATTCTAATTCCTTTACCTAAAAATTCTTCAATGTAAACTGACATCTTTTTAGATTTCACAGAGTTACCAACAAGTTTGATTTTACCCCCAATATCATTAGCATAGTTTTTACGAGCAAAGTTGATTGTAGAGTTACAGATATCATCAATATCCAGACCCATACGACCTTCCATATAGTTTTCATTGAACTCTGCCAATACAGCATCCAAACCAATTAATTCTAGTCCAGCGTATTCTTCTGTTTTCCAATGTGAACCTTTAGCCACGTATTTTATGTTATCGATATTATCTGGAAATGCAAAGTTAAAACCATCGGTATCACCTACAAGTGCTCTAAATCCATGTTTTTCACAGAAATGTTTAACCATCAATCTCAAATACTGACGACCACGACACGTTGTTTCTTCTGCTGAATCAGTATCACCCCAATTAAAGATATATGGAGCACCATATGAACCAAACCATGAGTTAGCAAGTATTTTAAGTGGCAACTGCTTCTTATCGTATAAGTTAGCCATTGCTTTATGTTCAGAGATTTGCTTTTTAATTGAAGCGACTTCTTCTGGTGTTAAATCTGGGCTTGCATCTAATTTCTTTTGTAGTTTTTTAGCTAACCCTTTTTCTTTACCAGTTAAGAATTTAAACTTATCACGAGTATCAACAACGTATGTTAACATACCTTCCATCACACCAGAAATATCTAAATCTGGGAATATATTGTGAGTTAACTGTGTTTTTGGGTAAAGAGCAGCGTAGTCTAATTTTACAACGTTCTTAGCATAACCAACTTCTAACAAACGAGATAAACCACCCGTAAAATCTCTTTTTGGTTGTGTTTCTGGAATTGCCAAACCTCTTTCATATGACCATGCAGCCATGATTAGTTTCCATTGACCAGCAGTACCCATCGTAGAACTACGCATGAATGTTGTTGGTAACATTTTTGCAATAAGGAAACTTGCTTGGTTGAATATGTTGTCGATTTGTTCAGTTTCCCACAAGTCATCACAAAGATAACGCTGAACAATATAAGCACCGTAAACAGTCTTATAACCCTCTT